TGCTGGTGCAGATGATGCTGCTGCTATCGCAAAAGCATCCACCCTTCTCAATATTGTTGAAGAGCGTCGTGATTGCCTAGCATTCTTCTCGCCTAAGAGATCGGATGTCATCGGTATCACTGATCCTCAAACTGTTACCAATAACATCGTAAACTACTTTGATCAAATCGGATCTTCTTCTTACGCAGTATTCGATTCGGGTTATAAGTATATCTATGACAAGTATAATGATGTTTATCGTTATGTCCCTTGCAATGGTGACATTGCAGGTCTTTGCTTACAAACTGCTGAGACTGCAGAGCCTTGGTATTCCCCCGCAGGTTTCTCTCGTGGTGTTTTGAGAAATGCAATCAAACTTGCATATACTCCCACTAAGACTCAACGTGACACACTCTATTCTGCTCGCGTTAATCCTGTCGTATCCTTCCCTGGTCAGGGCATCGTCCTCTTTGGTGATAAAACTGCACAAGGTTTCGCTTCTGCATTCGATCGTATTAACGTCCGCCGTCTCTTCCTCGTTATCGAGAGAGTTATCGGTGAAGCAGCGAAGACTCAACTCTTCGAGCAAAACGATGAAGCACAAAGAAATCTCTTCATCAACATCGTTGAGCCTTACCTCCGTGATGTCCAAGGTCGTCGTGGTGTAACTGACTTCCTCGTCAAGTGCGATGAAACCAACAACCCACCTGATGCTGTTGATCGTGGCGAATTCTACGCTGAGATCTTCGTGAAACCAACCCGCACAATTAACTATGTAACCTTGTCCTTCGTGGCAACCCGCACGGGTGTTTCTTTCAGCGAAGTCGCTAACTGATTCAAAGGGGGGTCGAAAGACCCCCTGAAATTTTTAATTAGTCTAAATATTAACGACGGAGACATTTAAGAACCATGGCAATTAGAGGAACTATTGATGACTTTAAGGCTAGTGTAGTCAGTGACTTTGCTAGACCTAATCTATTCCAAGTAGATCTTAACTTCCCTACTGGAATTATCAACGAATCTGCACTTAGCACCTTCGGTAAGTTTACTGTTAGAGCAGCAAATCTTCCCGCTTCTCAGATTGGTGTTATCGAAGTGCCATTCAGAGGTCGTGTATTAAAGATCGCTGGGGATCGCACATTCGAGCCTTGGACAATCACGATCATGAATGATTCTGGTTTCGTCCTCAGAAATGCATTCGAGCTCTGGGCAAACAGCATTCAGGCAGCAAACGAAAACTTCACTGCAGCAGGCACACTTGGCGATGCAAGTGATGCAACTGGTTACTTTGCCGACATGAGCGTCCATCAACTAGCACGCGATCTTAAAGATGGCGATGCACCTAAGATTCTCAAGTCTTACAAATTCTACAACGTATTCCCCAGCAACATCTCCGCAATCGATCTTGATTACGGCAACAATGATGCTATTGAAGAATTCACTGTTGAGCTTCAAGTCCAGTATTGGGCACCTCAAGCAGTCGAAGGAAACTGATGAATTTAAACCCTGATAAATATATCAGGGAATTAATTCAAAGCACATAATGTCTCAACTATTTGGATTTTCGTTGGATCGTGCTAAGAAGGCCCCAAAAGGGCCTTCTTTCGTGCAAAAGGATAACTTAGATGGATCACAGCCAGTATCTGGTGGTGGTTACTATGGTTATACCGTTGACTTCGACGGAACTGTTCGTAATGAATATCAGTTAATCTCTCGATATCGAGAGATGGTTTTACAACCAGAATGTGATAGTGCAGTTGATGATATTGTCAATGAAACTATTTGTGGAAACTTTGATGACGTGCCTGTAGAGGTGGAGTTATCAAATCTCAAAGTTTCTGATAAAATTAAAAAGTTAATCCGAGAAGAGTTTCATGAGATTCTTCGTCTTCTCGATTTTGAAAATCGCTCGTATGAAATCTTCCGTCGTTGGTATGTTGACGGCAGATTATTCTACCATAAAGTAATCGATCCGAAAAATCCCAGTGGTGGTTTGATTGAGTTGCGTTACATCGATCCCCGCAAGATTCGTAAAATTACAGAGCATGAGCAAAAGAGACCTGAGCAATTGCGTGGTGCTCCTCTTAATGAAGCACTAACTGCAAAAGCGGCAGAGTATTTCTTGTATGACCCTAAGGGTTTGAAGAATTCTACCAATCAGGGTTTGAAGATTGCACCAGATTCTATCTGCTATTGCCATTCTGGTATTCAAGATCTCAACAAAAACATGGTGCTTTCGCACCTACACAAAGCAATCAAAGCGGTAAACCAACTCCGTATGATTGAAGACTCTCTGGTTATCTACCGTTTGAGTAGAGCACCTGAGCGTAGAATCTTCTACATCGATGTTGGCAATCTTCCCAAGAATAAGGCAGAGCAATATTTGCGCGAAGTCATGGGTCGCTATCGTAACAAACTTGTATACGATGCCAACACTGGCGAGATTAAAGACGACAAGAAGTTTATGTCCATGTTGGAAGACTTCTGGCTTCCTCGTCGTGAAGGTGGTCGTGGCACTGAGATCACAACTCTTCCTGGTGGTCAAAACTTGGGTGAGTTGGAAGACGTTAAATATTTCCAAAAGAAACTTTACAAGGC